AGGTGACGCGGATTGCCGCCTGTATTTCTTCAACAGTCGGAGCGCCGCCGTTCTTGCTGATGACATGGGGGATCATACACGGCGCTTGGTTGAATTCGGCATAAAAGCAAGGCTGTCTAGCTCAAAGTCTGCGCCGCCTACGTTTTTTACCTCGTGCTGCCAGTTTACCCCGAATAATCCACGCCCAATATCCACCCTGGCAGGCTTCACGGTTGCCGTGGCTGCGCTGAACGTATAGGTATAGGACTGCCCCTCGACATTACAGGTCAATGTCATTGGCTGCGCGCTCATGGCGTTACAGTAGGCATTCGCCATGCTCTTGATGAATGAACCGTCGAACTGCTCCGTACTCAAGTCAGATATTCCAGTGGTGATCGTGGCGTTGATCGGCAGACCGTTATCGGTATCACCGGATAACAGGAAAATCCCAGCTTCGTTGCACCCGTAGTAGTTCTCCCCGATCCGGCAGAAGGAATTGAATTTGAAATCTGCGTATTGAGCGGCAGTAGCCGTGTTGAGATTGAATGACCAGCCATCTGAAAGGCGTTGGTAATACCCAATGTTAGCAGCACCTGATACCTTGCCGCCGCCGTGCATGGCAGTTTCAATCCAGTTGACCGCTGCGGTTGCCGTGCCGCTTATCTGCGCGCCGCCAGTCATCGCTTGAGCGTGGTGCAGAACCGAGATTGCTGCCACCAAAACTGCACCCGATACCTGAATTCCGCCTGCTGGAATATGCGAGAAGTTCAATACTGCGACTGAATCAACCAGTGCAGCGCCAGCCACTTTCGCCCCACCGCTCATATCATGCTGGTAACTCAGCAGGGTTTGAAATACGGTATCTGCTGCGCCGGATACCTTTGCTCCACCTGAAGCAGCTAGGCTAATCTTGATAGTTGAAAAGTCAGAGATAACCGCCGAGCCGCTGACTTTCGCCCCGCCTGATGGTTGGCTGGAGAAGGTCGTAACTATCGCGACCCCTGATGCCTGCGCCCCGCCGCTCCCAGCCATTTCTTTCCAGCCGTAAGTCACCGGCGCCGAGCCGCCAGATTGCGTGCCGCCCATCATTACCACTTGCGTTATTGTGACCTGAATCGCAGTGACCGTCGCCGTGCCTGATACTTTTACCCCGCCGCTACCTGATGCAATCCACGGATCAAGCGCAACGTCCGCCCATCCTGATACCCGCGCACCGCCCGACATCGAATAACTTGTAGTGGATGCAATCGCCTCAGTGAATCCAGGTGATAACTGGACTCCACCGCCAGTATAATCGCCAAACAGCGCGGACAAGACAATGCCAGCGGGGGCTGATGGTTCTGCCATCAATACCGACAAAGCCAGCCCCGTCCGTGCGACGGGTTCGGCTAGTGCCACCGCTGGAAGAATGACAGGCATATCCGCCCCTTAAACCGAAATGGTCGCTTCGGTTAAATTGATTGTGCTGCCCGAGGTGATCGCCACCGTATCCAGAATGAAATCCGCCGCCGACGTGCCAACCGTGCCTTGCAATACATACGTTCCTTTGACAATACGTGCATAGGTTGCCGTGCCGGTTGCTACCGCTGCGCTCGATGCAAGCGCAGCGGTTAATGCTGAAGCGCCCCCCGCTGCTGCCGCCCACGGACTCGTTGCGCCATTAGTAAAACTCACTAGTAGCGTGCCGGTTGCGGCTAAATCTGCACTGGCAGGCGGCGTACCTGAATACACGTTCGTCACCGAACTGGTGCATAAACCAATCGTGGCCGCCGTCACATTCATCGCATTAGCAATCGCGTCCACCAGCGCGATATTCATCATCACTGCACCTAATACCTGCGGCATTTTAAAGCTGAAGGCTGTGACCGATAGCGGCGTACCTATCGTGGCAGTTAGTGAATCCAGGATTGCCCCGCCACCGCCGCCGGACAAACTAACAGTAGTATCAATAATACCTACCTGACTTTGATTGTAGATGCGGATATTTGCCAGTGATGCTACTGTGGTCGATGGTGTGGCGCTTTTTGGTGTGCCTAATGTACTTACACCGACACTGGCTGCGGACATAGACGCTCCCAGGGCGAATGACGAAACGGCTGCAAACGGCAATGTTCCGGTTAAAGCCAGCGTAGGGTCGGGTTGTTGTGCGCCAGCATACGGCATGACATAAAGCGGTTGCACGTAGCTCAAATTCGTTGCCGCCCGCCCCGTTATGGTGTCAACAATGGCATTTTTGTATGCCGCACTCAGGTAGGTAGCCATGATCTACCTCTTAAACCTTGGATAACGTGATCTTCGGCGTGATAATGATCTGGTCGCCCGCGTACTGCACCACTTTGCCCGCGACAAAACGCTCCGCCCAAAGCAGCACGCCGGTTGTGGTATCTACGACAAAGTAACCGAACACTGTGACCGCCGTTCCTGCGCTGAATGTCCACGTCTGCGCCGCTTGTGAGGCTTCTGCCACGCCGCCGTTTTGCGCGATTGTCCAACTCCCTTTAACCAGTGACTTCGCTGCGTAGCCGAGCGTTGCCATTTCGGTGTAAGTTGCCGCCACGTCTGTGTCAGCTGGGATAATGTCGTTAGTGAACAACTTGAGGATTTGATTGCCTGGCGTTGCAAAGCCCAGCATAAAGCCCAGGTTAGTGTTTTCTGATTCGGTTGGAACAATTAAAGCCATGATATTTCTCCTAAAAAATTAACCGCCTGCGATCAGGCCGGATACTTGTGTGTTATTTCCAACCACAACGAACTGCCTTGCGCCGTCCTTCTCTCGCACTATCGCAGCGACGTTATTCATTTCACCGGATGCGATACTTTTTTCTACCAGTAATTCGACAATTCCGCTATCTTTCCCTATGCATGGGCCACGAGAGGTCATCCAGATTGCATCTGTTGTATTCGGGATGGTGGTTGCCGAGTTAGCTTGCGCGCTGAATTCAAGGACAATGCGTTGCACTGCGTCTGGTTGTCCGGCCATTGGTAGAAAATAGGTATTGTCGGCACACACATAAATGCCATCAGTAACCGAAGCAATTACCGATACCGGCGCGAACTGATAGAAATTCTTACGCCGATCAACATGCTCATAATCTTGCGATTCGGTATACCATACAATATGCGTATCTGCTGCATCAATAATAAAAATCCAACCGTTGTAATGCGTCAAAGCACTACCGAATGGAGGGGGTGATAGGTGTAAGGTCCGCAATGCGTGACCGTTTACCGGTGTGTCTATGCTAGTGAATTGGTCGGTAGGATTGACTTCAGCAGCCAGATACAGCGTGTCGCCGTTATCGGCTGTGAGGTACAAACGTTTTTTAGTCACGTCCGCATTAACAGGATTCGGCATGGACAGTGTGGTGATACCGCCATTAACTAATAGGGTTATCGAGGTCAGCGTAGAATTACCAGATTCACGCCCGTCTGCCGCGACATAAGTGACGCACGCCTGATAAATACCAGCGGGTAGTACACCCGCTGAAGTTATTAACGTAGGTGCGGAAGTCGGATTATCAATTCCCCATGATTCCAGTACGCCATTATTGATCCTAGCGCGAGCCGTTGCACAGGTGAGATAGACTATGCTGTTGATTTTTTGGTAGCTGATACGGTTCGTATCGGCAGCAAATGCACCAAGAGCCACGCTTGCGTTACCCGGCACAAACCGATACAGCACGTTACTCAACACATAATAGGCTGTCACCCCGTCAGACCAAAGACTATGCGCTCCTGCCAGTGCTAGAGCCAGCGTTGAGCCTTTACGTCTGCGCAGTCGACCGGAGTCCAAAACATCGGCATTGACGATCCGGCGGGCTACATCATTCGATAATTCGGTATCAGCGTGGATATTATCCATCCCTTTGAAGCCGCTGAAATTAACGACGGTAGCCATTACCAGATCATCCGTGTGACTGGCAGGCGCTTATCACGGCGCTTGCGTTGCACGTTCGCGTCTGGCCGATAACCGAATGACTCAATGAATATCATTTCCTGCTCATCAGCTTTTGCCTTATCGAATCGGTCAGAGTCCTGTTTGAGTAGCGCGCAACGATATATCCACGGCATTAAGCGCAAGTGATAAAATGTTGGGATTTCAGGAGCAACCGTTGGCGCAGCAGTAGAAAGAGGCGTGAGTAGAGTTCTGTACACGGTCAGGTAAATTTTTGGCGTAATAAGAATTGTGGCTGCGGTCGGTATTGGCACAAGCCGTAGTGACTGCCCTGTAATAAAATAGCACTTCGGCACGCCGGTTTGTATTTCCCATTGCTGCCCTGGCAAATTACTGTAGCGGTTATCAATCTTGAAGGCAATCTCATTATCGAGCGATTCAACACTGGATTCTTCCAATTTGATACCAGCATAAGTGACGCGCTTCACCTTAATCACCGAGCCATTAAGTGCATAATCTGCCTGACCATTTACTAAGGTAATTTCACAACACACCGCCGTTGTACGATCCTCAATCAATAATGCACGTTCACATGCCTCATTCAAAGCAGAATTCAGGTATGATACAATTTCCGCATCTGTCCACGCATAGGGCGCGATCACGTCCTTGCGCTGCAATCTGAATTCAGCAATGAAGTCGGTGACGTTCATTTCGACATTTCATCCCAGATAGCGTCTGCTTCGCTACGAGATACGGTGAAACCAACACGTTCGCAGAGCTTGCCGATTGCCGGTTTACCTTGAGCGGTGAAATCTTCTTCATTGCTTCCTGACAGCATTGCATTCAACGCATCCACAATAACTTGTTTTCGATCAAAGGATGGCGTGTCGTCTTCTGGTGTGTCATTTACCCCTTCTGGCAAACAACCGTTTGCAATTGCTTCCTTATGAAAACGCTCATCCAGCACACAAGGCGCTACGGTAACAATGGCAGTTTGCCCGCTAGTCAGCGCGAGATACACATCTTCGTTAGAATTTGAACGGAATTTCATTTTTTAATCTCCTGAATAAAACCCCGGCGAACCGGGGTTGTGGTTAGGTTTAACCTTGGCTGAAAGAAGCACGGCCTTTGACGTAGTACTGCACGCTCAAAGTAGCTGCACCTGCGGTTGCTGCCGCGCCAACATAAGCGGGCGTTACATTCAGCACTTTTTCGGTATTGGTATGCACAAAGCCGGTCAGCGTCAGCGCGGTACGAGCTGCGATCTTGAGATCAACCGCAGTCGCATAACGAGTTCCTAGCGTGACATCACCCACGTTTAATGTGGCTGTTGTAGCAGTATTGAATGCAGTTGTGACGGTCAATGCGCCGCCAATAATAACTGCATTCTGCGGAATATCCATCGCGGCATAGGCCGTGGCGGTAGTTGGAATGTCGGCAAAGGTGAAGTCAACACTTGCTTGAATCACTTCTTGTCGGCCTGAGTTCTTGGTAATAGGCATGATGTTTCCTTTCGTTTAATTTAGATAGCGCAAGGCCGAAGCCTTGCGTAATTAGTTAGGCGATGTACGTGTCACAGGTGACAATACCGAAGTCTTGCACCGAGCCGTTGTAGATACTATAAAACTTAGGCTTGAGCAGACCGAGCATCTTGTCGATATTGATACCTTGCTGACTTCCGTACTGGAACTCTTTTTCATTCCATTCTGGCGATCCAATATCGGCCATACCAAGTGCTTGCGCACCACATAACAGCGACCTTGTGCCATTGACCGCACCACCTGCGCCCCACTTAGAGCCACTAATTGCGCCTTTAGTGGTGTAAACCAAGCGGTGTTCGTGGATCACAGCGCCGTCGATGGTGACTGTACCGCCTGTAAACCAAGGTGAATCCGTACCTTGCTTGGTTGCTACACCGACCACTGCGCGTTGGTAATCTGCATCTTTTTTCAAAGCTGCTAACGTGCCAGGCGCTACGAACAGCACGTAGTACTCCTTTCCGCCAGACATCAGCGGTTTGACGTAGTTTTCCTTGGCGTAGGCAATCAAATCAACGATCATCCGATAGCTTGGCAGGTACGTGCTGGCAATCGCGCCGGTTGACGACACCTGTAGGCTAGTGCCGTCATACATCAGCGAACGCTTTGACGATGGCGCAGACACATCAGCGGCA